AAGGTCCTGTACTGGGCAATTGGCTCTGGGACATCTACGCCCACATCTGCGCAGACAAAGCTTGATACAGAGACGCTTAGAAAGGCAGTGTCCTCCGCTGCAAACGGCGCTGGCGTGGGGGAATGTCTAATTAGTGCCTACATTGCGCCTAGTGATGCCGTGGGCGCTAATATCCAGGAGGTCGGCGTGTTCGCGGGAAATTCGGCTAAAAGCACAGCAAATAGTGGCGTGATGCTAGGAAGGGCTCTATGGAGTCATCCATCGAAAACCAATTTAGAGAGCATAACGTTACAGCTCGATCTTACAGTATAGGAGGTATAAAAGGAATTGGGTAATTACACGCCCGTTGGTCCTTTCAATCAGGGAAGTTCTCCACCAATAAACAAAACCTTCCTCGATGGTGTTGAAAATGCATTAGTAGCTGGTGGCATGATTTACTTCCTTGGATCATTTTTCCAGCTTACGACCAATCCCACCGTCAATTCAGGAGTTACATCGGCCTTAACAGCTTCAGGAGGTGCTACAGGCGTTCCCTCTGGTGCCAAAGGTGTGCTGATATCAGGCTCAATTACCAGCGCAACCGTCGGGGCGTACGTCACATTAGCAGCGCATAGTGCAGGTATGACAGGTGTTCCACAGATCGGCACTATCCAGGTCACTAATCAGTTTGTTGGCTTTGGGAATGTGATGGTGCCGCTTGCTTCAAATCAAATTGACGTCAAGGCTAACGGAGGAAATGTTATTCTACAGTCATGGTATATCAACGGATACATCATGTGAGGCACTATGCAAGCAGAGAAGGACCGCATACAAGCACTACAAGATGCATTGACAGCAAAAGGCGTACAGCAAGCCGACTATGACCAACTACGCAAGGCTCTCAACGAGCTGAAGTTGCTTCAAGATCGCGTTGCAGCGGAACGTGGAGAGCAGTTCTATGAGGATGCTTTCAACGCTACAGCAGGCTTTGGGCTTTCAAGAGAACAAATCGTTGTCGTAGCGCGTAAAATGAGGCAACTTGCAGAAAAGGTTGTTGCTACTCAGGCTGCGCAAAATGCAACGCCTTCTAGTGATATTCCTAGTGTTGTTGATAATGTAACACCTATAGATCCTACAGTATAAGGAGAATTAAGACATGGCAGGAAAAAGCGTCTACCTTGAGGACAAATGGCTCAACATGTGGAAAGGTACCGCATTCACGTTCCCATCAACGGTCTATGCGGCCCTTCTAACGACCGTGCCAAGTGATGATACAGGGACTGGCTTGGTTGAGGTATCTACATCTGGTACTGCCTATGCTCGTCAGGCAATCGTAGGCTCGTCTGGTTGGTCGATAATAGCTCCTGTTAGCGGGGGAAGTGGAACCACGCCAGAACAGATGAGTAATGCTGCCGTTATTACCTTTCCTACCCCGACAGCCAATTTCGGGACTGTGGTCGGAATCGCTTTGTATGATGCATCTACAGCAGGTAATCTGCTATATTGGGCATCTATCACCTCTCAGGTTATCAATACAGGTGTAGTGGCTAGTATAGCTATTGGAAACCTTAAAGTTTCGGACGACTGATGCTAGATAGAGGTGCCTTATGACCATTGGAAACACACCTGTTGATCAGGGACTTGTCATTCCGTTGCCTACGGTGATCTCACCGGATAATACCGGACAGACCACTGGCAACGTCACGCCTGTCCCGCTACAAGGTCATCCCGGATCATACATTGATAGCGGAGGGAACCCCACAACAGCGGCCATGATGGGGTACCTCTACCCAAGGCCCGTTCAGAAAAAGAGCGCAATTACTGGCTCTGCTGGCAAAACATTAACGTGTACTTTTGACAATCCAAACAATCAGGGGAATAGTATTGTCGTATGTGTGGGACTCGGTGAGGTTGAAAATGGTAGCACAATCACACTTGCCGTTACAGACGCACCGGGTGGAGGATCAAGCAATACCTATACCCAAGCCAAAAACGCTTCACAGAGTACCACATTAGAAGCGGCTATCTTCTTTGCAACATACATCAAGCCAGGAGCGAATGTCGTCACGGTGACTATCGCGGGCGCATCGTCAACAACCACTGCTATCAGTATGGAAGTATACGAGGTCTGGGGTCCCATTCAGCTTGCAGGTGTCATTGATCAAACTGCTACGGGAACCAACGCGGGTAGCACAGCAGTTGCCACTGGTGCTATCTCACCAAGCGTACCAAATACGCTAGCATTTATGGCTATAGCTGCTGGTAACGGTGTGATCACAGGCGGTGCAGGTTGGACACTGGATAGTGGTTCGCTCTCTCCAACGGGTGGCAACCTTATCAAATTCGGGAGCCAATCACAGCTACTCACGACAATAGCATCTGTTACGCCAGCTGCTACTCTTGGAACATCGGTTGCTTGGGCGGCGTGTGTAGCGACGTTCAAAACGATCATTGTTCCGGTCGAGGGAAGCTTCAATCTTTTCCAGGTAGGTGGCACTGTCATCGCACTCGGACAGACAACGATGTCCGCAAGCTTGCCAGTAGTACTCCCAAGTAACCAGAGTGCCATTCCGGTATCCGAATCAGGAACATGGACTGTACAACCTGGAAACACGCCCAATACAAGCGCGTGGCTCACGCAAGATGTTGTAGCCTCTTCTAATGGTGCCGTACCTTATCACAACATAACAGCAGCCACTACCAATTTTACGAACGTAAAGGCGGCGGCGGGTCAAATGTATGGGTGTGATCTGTCAAATACAAGTGCGTCTATTATTTATGTAAAATTTTACGATAAAGCAACTACACCTGCTACCACTGATACACCTATTAGAACAATACAAGTCCCTGCCAATTCAACGGTATTGCGTGTATTTCCAAAGGGTTTGCACTTTTCCAATGGGTTCGGATGGGCAGCAACCGGCGCTATAGCCAATAACGACAATACCGCCATAGCGGCTAACTGTGGCGTTGACTTCGACTTGAATAGCTAAGAAAGAAGGAATGAAGACATGTCAAAAGCAATTAGCGTGAGTGATGAACTAATCGAACAATACGAGCCAATTGCAACAGGAGCGCATGTGCCATGGGAAGATTTTTTCAGAGAGGCACTAGAATATGCTCTCCCTGAAATGCAACGACGCTATGCGGTCTGCTCGGCATGCAATGTGATGCCGCGCAAAGGAGCGACATTTTGTGATAGTTGCGGGACAAAGCTTACTTAATCGGGTCGATTTGAGCTATAAACGAGGTGCTCTATGCTTGATTATATCGTTTGTATCCACACTAAGTGGATAATAAGCAATAGGCTTTTCTGCCATTATTGCGTCTCTATAGCTCTTTCTTTTCCTATGAAATGGCATTTTAAGCAGCATTTTCAATTTTGTAAGTATTATTCGCATGTGTTGATCTCCTTTTGTTGCAAGTGTACCATACATAGCGAGGCAATGGCGATATGAGCACGTACAGTACAACAATCCTAGCAGATAGTCCGATACGCTATTATCGCCTGGATGAAACTAGTGGCACTGCTGCAACTGATTCAGGTAGCGGGGCACATAACGGCACCTATACAGGTGGTTTCACGCTGAATCAGTCTGGCTTGCTCATTGGGGACTCTGATGCATCAGCACTCTTTAACGGTACAACGGGCTATGTTTCAATACCTACAACTAGCTTGCCAACAGGTGCTGGTACGTGGAGCGTAGAGGCTTGGGTTAATTTTTCCAGCTTAGCGAATGCACCTCAAGTATTTTTTATGGGCACAAATGCAACAAACCAAGCTATTGAATTATATTATTCATCAACTAATAGTAGATGGCAAGCTGACTTAAATGGTGCTACAACTGTAAATGGAGCCGCTGCTACCACGAATACAACGTACTATCTTGCTGCAACATATGACGGCACTCAGCTACGTTTGTATGTCAATGGCTCTCTGGCAGGAGGTCCGACAACAGTAACAGCGAACCTTGCATATGGCACTGCGCTTATTGGTTCTTTCAACGCATCTTCTGAATTCTGCACAGGAAGAATAGATGAACCTGCAATTTACAGCACAGCATTAAGCGCAACACGAATATTAGCGCATTACAATGCTGGAATTAACGCTGGAGTGCATCGTATTATCAGCGATGGTTATGGAGGCATGTTCAGCTAATGACAGTCCTTGCTAGCGACGATTTTACGCGTGCAAATCAGGCAGGATTTGGAACCTCAACCGGAACAGGGGGCGGCCAAGTCTGGACTGAGCCAGTTGGTTCAGGATGGACACTGACCTCAAATTCAGGCCGCGTCAATTCTACTAGCAACAATTTCTTCCTGCTTGGGAGTGGAACGCAAGGCGACGTAGAAGGGTTTTGCCAATCAGTCGTAGGCAATCTAGCAGGAGGGGATTGGTTCGGACCTGTACTGCGTTCTAATTCAGGGGCTACAACTTGCTACGTTGCAAGAACAGCGACCAACATAAACAGCATTGCCATTGATGTTTGGAATGCAGGATCACTGACAACTATCACTACGACGTCTTTTACCTACATCACAGGCCATACCTATGCAGTGCGTTTTCGCGTAACCGGGAATATACGTCCTCGTTTGCAAGTGAGAGTATGGGATACAGCAGGCGGGGAACCATCTACCTGGAATATCGATTTTAATGATAGTAGTGCCAATAAAATCATAACAGCAGGACAATACGGACTATACGGCTCAGACGGCACATCAGGTGATATACAATTCACAAGTGCAATATTTAGCGCTGCCGTAGCACCAGCAGCGCAAGGGTATTGGTCTGGGATAGGGATGAATTATGGGGAAGATACCTCTGATGTAGTTTATGATACGATACGAGTTGAACGTGACTTTACCTATCTCAGATCCATAGGAGTGACACGTATCCGTATTAATCTGCCAGAATATGATAGCTTGTCTATCCCTAATTTTCAGGATATGGTGACCCGTGCTCTTACTCATGGATTTTATGTTGTATGGGGGGTTACCGCTGGATTTGGAGCGGGTACGCTGACTGCCACGCGATGGAGTGCAGCTAAAACGTACATTACAGGGACATTGGCACCATGGGCACAGTCCAATGGGCTTTCTGAACTCGGACTAACGAATGAGAGTGAGCTTAGTTCTGATGGCACCACGCTCACAAATTCCACTATTCGCTCCGACATTCGGTCGATGGCAACAACTGTCAAATCCGGTGGTTATACTGGCAAGGTTAGCTACTCAACAGACATTTTATCTACGAGCAGGGGACCATGGGCGTCTGAGGGCCTTGGATCATTAGATTATATCGGATTTAATTCATACGATGTCTATGCTAATTTTGATGCAAGATGTGATTTCTCAGACTTTCCAACTGGCAAGGCATATATCTCTGAGTTTGGGAC